GAAACATTAAGCTTGTTAAACGTACAAGCATCTACTAAATCTTTAACTATTCTACCCGCTTCACTATCATCAGCGCTTGTCATAGTTAGAAGTACTTTATGCTCTTTAACTAAAAAAGGTCTGTAAATTACTTTTTGATTAGTGGAAGGCAAATTCAATTCATATGTCGGTGTTTCTAATATTGGTAAAGCCATAACTATCTCCTAAAAATCATCCACCTACTCCACCAGCTCCTACGCTAGTATTGTAGCTATCTTCTAAAGCTCTATCATTAGATTGTCCAAAAAATCTAGGTCCAACAGTAGGTCTAGGGCTATTATTAATTCTATTATCAACTCTTGGTATTTGAGGTGACCTAATTAACTGAGGTATATCTACAGATTGATTAGGTTTACGTAGCACATTACGCCAGTATCTATAAGCAAATAAAACGTTTAAACGATGAGTTTGGTTTGAAGCTCCATGATTAAGATCCATAAGGTTCATATTTCTTGGAAATGCTTCTATTAACTCTACTTCATAAGTTACATTATCTTGTTCATCTAGTTGTCGAATATTAATGGTAGTAGCATACTCTTCTTGATATCCTATAGTATAATCATTTCTATCTACAATTAAATGCATCCAATCTTCAAAAAAGTTTCTTACAGCCATTGCTCTATCAACATGAAAGTTTAAAGAAATACCTTCACCACCATATTCAGATGCAAACGGTCTTTGATAACTAGGGCCGAATATTTTTTGTGATTTGACAGCAATGTTAAAAAGTGGAATGCTGGTTTGTTCTACGTATAGACTTATAAGCCTTTGATTGTACTTACTACCATCTAATCTACTAGGCAAGGCTATAATTACTTCAAAACGATTATTTCTGGCAAGGCTAGATTTACCTAAAACCTCGCTGGTAAAGGTACTTAAATTAAAATTAGACTTTGCCATTAAAATGCTTTCCTTGAATCAGCCCAGACTTTTTGTTTATTAGCGCCTTCAAATCGTTCTACTGGAAGTAATGAAGCTGTTACCCAATCAGGATACTTAATTCGTAAAAATCTAGATTCCACTTGTTCGTCTAGATAATGTTTAACGCAATGTTTTATTGGAGCAACCCTCGATAAAGAGGTTAAGATCCTCCAATTAACTCTTACTTTAGTATCTTCATTTACTTTTTCATCAGAAGCATAATCATGTAATAATCCTAATAGTTTAAATCTTGCTCCATATGGCATATAATGTAGATTTATTCCATAAAATCCATCAGCTACTTTTCTAAATGGAAGTACTAATGGAAATGAATCCCAATACGGTAACTTATCTTTATGTTTTGCATCGTAAAAAAACATATACATGTTACCAGGTAAGACTCTAGTAGTCATATCGACAGCATTTGTCATCAGCCGGTTTGGAGATAAACTAGTGAGAGTCTTGACTTGAGATTTATACCAGTCTAAAGATCTCTCTGTATCTCCAGCTTTAGATCTTATTTTTTCGAAAGGATTAGCCATTAGATATTTATCCCTAGTTTATTCCTAAGTCATTCTCAGTTAAAACTAAAAATTTCATACCTCTATCCTGACAGAACTCATTAGCTGCTTTCCATTTAGCTTGATTAGTACCATATTGAAATACCTCTTGTATAAATTTTTTGGTTTGTTTTTTAGGTATTTCCGGTGGTTTAGTAAATTTTTCTGGCTTAATTTCCACTAAATATTTGGTTACTTTATTCTCTTTATTTTTTATCTTAACATAAAAATCTACAAAATAACGATGCAGTTTATTATCAACCGGTGACTTATAAGGGATAACAACAGTCTCAGAACCCCATTCCAAAACTGATGCATTTTTATCGCACCATACCATAAATTTTAATTCCCAGGAAGATCTATAAACAATTTCACCTAGATTTCCTTTATATTTTGAAGGGTTTAAAACTCTATATCGCCCTTTGTAAACCGCTTTGTACATAAGATAAATATAACAATAATTAACAATATTTATTGGAATATCCAATGGCTACAAAAGAAGAACAAGACAGGCTAGCACAGCAAAAAGTGGAATTTAATAACTCTGCTGCTCGAGCTATAGCTGGAGAAAAACGTAATAATCCTTATGATATTTCTATTGTTAAATTTCCTAGTGATCTAGGTGCTTCACCTGATCTATTACACTATGTTCAATTTTCTATTAATGTTAGAGGTAAGTCTAACTTTAATTATAAAAAGACAAATATTGTCGAGCAACGAGCAAGTAATGCGCAATTATCAGACGCAGAACTTTCAAGAGCTAAGCTTGCTGGAGAAGTAGCAGGAGGCGCAGCGGCAGGAATTGCTGTAACAGCCTTAGCTGATACTGTTAAAAAAAGTTTAAACGTCTCTGGAGGTGTGTCTAAGAAAGTATTAGATTTTTTAGGTAGTAAGACAACTGGTGTTATTACAACAGCAGCTGTAACAACAGCTATGGCCTCGGGTGATATTTTAGCTTCAGACAAATCTTCTAGAATATCCGATGTAATTGCTTTGCATGTAGATGGACCTCCTACGGTAAAATATGGAGCACAGTACTCTAATAAAGATCTTGGCTCTATGGCTTCCTTATTATCCGGGAGTGCGTTTGGTAGCCTTAAAGGCGCAAACGAAGCAGTTTCCGCAATTGGAATGCAATTCGCTAAATTACCCGGGGCATTAGGTGGTGGTGACTTAAGTTCAGCCATTGGTGCCTCAGCTAAAGTTGCATTAAATCCCTTTAAAGAAGTTATTTTCGAAGCAATTGATTTTAGGTCATTTGCTTTTAAATATAAATTTTTGCCTAAAAACAAAAAAGAGTCTGACAGTATTAAACGTATTATAAATTTGTTTAAGTTTCACATGCACCCAGAAGTTTCTTCCACTAAGTTATTTTTTATATACCCCTCGGAATTTCAAATTACATATTTTTTTAAAGGCAAGACAAACGAATACTTTCACGCATTTAGACCTTGCGTATTAGAATCGATGGAGGTTGCTTATGGAGGAGAACAATTCAGTTCTTTTAGGGATGGACAGCCTACTGAGGTAAACATGTCACTTGTGTTTAAAGAAACTGAAATTCTCACTAAAGAACTTATTGGTGGAAGTGGAGTATACTAATGTATTTCGAATATTTTCCTCCAACTTTATATACCCTAGATGATAAAACTACGGTAAACTTAGTTACTAATATTTTTTTACGAAATGTCATAAGTGAAGATGTGAAAAATAATTATAGTCTATACGATGAATATGATGTAATAGACGGTGAAACTCCTGAGATACTTTCTCAAAAGTTTTATAGGACACCTAAACTTCACTGGCTAATCTTACACTATAATGACATACTAGACCCAAGGTTTGATTGGCCGTTATCTACTTTCAATTTAATCAAATATTGTCAGAGTAAGTATACAAATATTAATGCTACTCATCATTATATAAACTCAGATGGTTATATTGTAAACTCAACTGAGACAGGTGCTACACCTGTCTCTAATTTTACTTACGAAGAAGAATTGAACGAGAAAAAAAGAAGAATAAAAATCTTAAAACCTACGTATGTAGATTCTTTTGTAAGAGAATTTGTTAATAAAATCTCTCGATAATGGCTAATAACAATCCAGACAGCATTAATCGTGCTGGTGATGTAAGAATAGAAAAACTTGCTTTAATTTCTTCTGATAATAAAACTATTGATTTATCAGAATTTTTAATTGAGCTTAATATTTACGAAGACATATTTAGTAACTATCTTCAAGGTAATATAGTTTTAACTGATAGTAGAAACTTAATTGAAAAACTTAACATTCATGGCGAAGAGGTCTTGCTTGTAAAAATTAGAACTCCATCTCTTGATGAAACAAGTGTCATAAAAAAGACATTTAGAACTTTTAAAATTTCTGATAGAAAAATAGTAAGAGATAATAATACACAAAATTTTATTATACATTTTGTTTCCGCAGAACTTTATGTTGATGTTCTTCTACCATTATTTGTTTCATTTGAAGGTGATATAGACACTGTAGTAGAAAATATTTTTAATAATTATATTGCTACCAATACTCAATTCGAATTAAGTGAAGAAAAAAATAATGCTGATGTCAAACCAGATATTAGCCCGCTTATTATTTTAAATAGTTCTTCAAACAGAGTTAAATTTGTCTCTCCTGGATGGTCTCCGTTTAAATGTATAAACTGGTTAGCTACTAAATCTATTCCTAAAGATGGTAATGCTAAAAACTTTTTATTTTTTGAATCTTCTAAGGCTTTTTATTTTGGTTCAATAGAATATATTTTAAAAAATGCTATAGAAACAAACAATATAATTGGAACTTACACAATCGCAGCTTCTAACCTAACCGGTAATGACAATAAGAAAGACTTAAGTAGAGAATATTTTTTAGCTAAAGATGTGGAAATGGTAAATACCGTTGACCAAATACAAAATTTTACTAACGGGTTTTTAGCAAATAGATTATTATTTTTAGATATTCATAATAAAATATATGATGTAATAGATTATGATTATGTAGAAGAATACAAGTCTCAGTACCATACCTCTGGTAAAGGTAGTGAATCGATACCACCGTTCTCAACCAACTCATTGAGAAACTTTGCAACTAGTATAAGTTTTTATCCTAAAAATCCAAAATTATTTAATGATTTTACTGATAATGTAAATGAGAAAATGGATGTAATTTATGGTAATAGAAAGTCTAGTATGTTAGACTTAAGTAATATAAAAATGAACATTACTGTACCTGGTCGCACAGATATCGAAGTAGGTAGATTACTTTACTTTTTATATCCTTCACTAGGAGGTAAAGAAGAAGCAGATAAGAGTTTTGTTCAGCAAGATACTTTATACTCAGGTTATTATTTAATTACTGCTATTAACCATAAAATTAATAGACATGAACATACTATGACTATGGAAATCGTTAAAGATTCTCTTAATGTAAATAATTTAAGTGCTAAAAAATAATGCAAAGAATATTTAACAAAGACGGGTTTAATTGGTGGATTGGTTGTGTTGAAGATAGAATGGACCCTGAAAAAATGGGTCGTTGCAAAGTAAGAATATTTGGCTACCATACTGATAACAAGCAACTACTACCAACTAAAGACTTACCTTGGTGCGTACCTATTCAACCAATTACATCAGCTGCAATTTCGGGGGTAGGTTCATCACCTTTAGGTCCGGTAGAAGGAACTTGGGTTATAGGGTTCTTTTTAGATGGTGAAGATATGCAACAACCCGCTATGTTTGGAACCATAGCTACTAGATCATTAGGTGGGTTTGCAGGTATTGAAGAACCAGATACACTAACTAATCCTAATGATGGTATAGTTAGAGATCAGGGAGGTCGTCCTGTATTAGATGATCAAGGCAACCCGGTAAGATCTGGAACACCTGCTGTAGATGGATGGGAAATAGGTCAAACATCTGAATCGTTTGAATCCGGGGGACGTGGACCGGGTACTATAAATGCTTATGCTAACTCCGGAGACACAGGAGGAGCATCTTATGGTACATATCAATTTGCATCTTATTTACCTCAAAGAAATCCAGTGACAGGCGCATCAAGACCATCCAGTAAAAATTCTCCTGTAATTCAATTTATTAATGGAAGTAAATTTAAAGAAATGTTTGCTGGATTAGAACCAGCGACTTCTGCTTTTGATAATAAGTGGAGAGAGGTGGCTAGTAAGTATCCTAAAGATTTTGAAAATGAGCAACATGAGTATGTAAGAAAAAATTATTATAATGTTATGGTAGCAAACTTACAGCGCCAAGGATTAAATTTATCTAATTACGGGCCTGGAGTACAAGATCTAATTTGGTCAACAGCTGTACAATTCGGTCCAGCTAGAACCGCTATATTTACTGAACCATTAAAAGGTAAAAGTACATTAACAGATACTGATATAATTAATTTAGTAAGCGAATATAAAAAGAACAATGTTAACGTTTTCTTTAAATCTAGCGGAGCTTCTATACAAACAAGTCAACGTAATAGATACGCGTCTGAACAAGCAGCACTATTAAGGTTAGTTACAGCATGAAAGATATTTTATCACAGCAGATTAATGGTGCATTATCTAACGCGATTTTTAATCAAGTCAGAGGTTTAGGGGTAAATATACCTTCACCTTTATTACAACGAGTAGTATCTCAAGTTGCTGAAAGAGCATCGATTTTAGTTTCGTCAAATGTAGTCTCTCAAACTAACTATAATTTAACAGACATACCAAAAAATTTATTAGGTAATAAAAACCCGGTTAATATGACTACCAGTAATTTAGGTAGCACTGGTATTTCAAATAACCTAGGTAATTTATTACAAACTCAATTATCTAGTCAACTAACTAATCAAATAGTGGTTCTACTTCAAAGTGAATTAGCAAGTGTATTGCCAGCTAATTTATTAGGTATTATTAATGTTAATAATCTTGCTAATTCTTTTCTACAAGGGTTAACACCAACTATCAATAGCACGATAAATCAAACTTTAAACACAGTTTCACAAAATTTATTTAAATCTAAAAAACCATCTACTGAAGTACCAGCCGATCAAGGTCAGTATGGTAATATTCAAGCTAGTAAGGCATTAGAAGCTGCTAGAAACTTTAATCCATTTGAAGGTGAAAATGCTCAAAAGCTAGAAGCTAATAATAAAGGGTTTAGAGATCCAAACGCTAATTACCCTAAAGTAGAATATAAAAACGAACCTGAAACAAATAAATTAGCTAGGGGTGATATTAAAGGTACTATCGTTCAAGAAAAAAATGACGATAGAATGCTCGGTGCAAAATTGCCCGGTGGTTCTTCATGGGAACAACCTACTTCTCCGTATAAAGGAGAATACCCTTATAATAAAGTTACACAAACAGAATCCGGTCACGTTATTGAAGTAGATGATACACCTGGTGCTGAAAGAGTTCACGTATACCATAAATCAGGAACATTTATTGAGATAGATTCTACAGGTAGCTTTGTAAAAAGATCAAAAGGTTCTTCTTACGAAATTGTAGATAGAAATGGTAAAATAGCTATTTCTGGTAAAGCAGACATATCAGTTAATGGTGCTTGTAATATATTTGTAGGTAATGATGCTAATATTGAAGTAGAAGGTGATACTAATATTTTATGTCATAATGATATAACAGCCATGGCTGGTGGTAAATTAAATTTATCAGCTGTTGAAGATGTTAATATTGCTGGTGGTAATGTACGTCTACAAGCATTTAATAATTTTGATATTACTTCCAATGTTAATTTAAACCTGCATACGGATAAGACTATTCATATGCATAGTAATACAGAGATTAAAGTGCAAGCAGAAGATTATTATAACAAATTATCTGGTAGTATGTTTAATCAAGCCGCTGGTGAATTTCACTTTAAATCTTCTGGTACATTTAATGTTGATGGTAGTGAGGCTTATATTAACTCCGGTAACTCTCAAGACTCTCAAGAAAGTAAAGTAGCTGGTGTTTCTCAAATAGGATTATTAACAGGTAAGTATGGTGTTAATGGTAGAAAAGATATCGTGGTGGTTGAGATAGATGATCCAGTTCCTTTAACTATAGCAGATAGAGATTCAACTATTTTAGATGAGCCCGGTGCAACTTCTTCTCAGTTAAAATCTCAACGTGATAAAAAGCTATTTAGTGGCTTTGCTACAGCTCAAGAAGTTGATTCAGTTCCACCAGAATTAGAAACCTTCTCTACATCATCTCAACAAAATAACTTCGTACCGGCTAATCCTGAATTGCTAAAAGCTACTTTATTGCCTGGTAACTTTAAACTATCTCCAAACTTTACGTTAGAGATGTTGTCTTCTAAAGCACCCGCATCTACTGGTAATTTCCTAAGAAACTTTACTGCCGGTGGTAAGACGTTTAGTTATGGAGAACTAGCATTTAACTTACAAGCAGTCGCTCTTAATATATGTGAACCCGTATTAAAGATCTACCCGGATATGTTCGTGACTTCAGGGTTTAGAAATTACAATACTGGTGATGAAAGTAGATTATCTCAGCATGTTAAAGGCCAGGCTGTTGATATTCAGTTCCACGGTTTACCTAAGTCTAAGTATTTTGAACGAGCAAAAGAATTAGCTAAAGCATTAAAGTACGATCAATTTTTATTAGAGTATAAAACTGATGGTACGGGCATGCCCTGGATTCATATATCGTATGTTGACCCGGCATCTAAGGCTACTAATAGATCTCAAGTTTTAACTTTCTTTAATCATAAGACTAAAGGCCCTGGTTTAATTAGGCTAGCGTAATGGCAATTACAGGAGCTACTATATCAGGTGGGTTTTTAGATCCAGAGCTTTTAGGCACTGAACCTGCTGGCACAAATTTATATGCCGTTAATGAGTATAGTGATTTTGTAGATAAAATTACAGTTACTTTAACAAATGAAGATCCTTTAGGTATGTCATACGGTAGCATACTTGATTTATCTGCTAATGTAACCGTATACGGAACCCCTATTACATCTAATGAGCTCACTAATAACGGTAATGTTTCTCTTAATGTTACTTATAATTCACCCAATACCTTCTCGGTTGTAGGGTTAAATATATCTGTTACTAATAGCGGATCTCAAGGTAATATTTACATTACAGGTAATATTCAAAATGCATTTCCGGACAAATATTGGGAATATAAAGATTTTGTAACTAAAGATAGTATTGTAGTCGATTCAACGTTTGATATACCTGACGAAGATGTTGCTCTTCATACGTATAAACCTTCCTTTATGAGATATATTAATATACTATTTAATGTAGAAGTAGAATACGATACTGCAACAGTTTATAAAACAATTAAAAAGAAAGTTTATAATGATTGGGAGATAAATAGATTAGCAATGATAGCTCAGGTAGATAGAGAAGAAAACTACCGCTCTAATAACTATCCAAAGGATTACTAATGGCAGCTGCATCAAGAAAAGGTGATTTAAGCGCTGGGCATGGTTGCTTTCCTCCTACAGCTTGTGTTAATTCATTAGCAACTAGAACATTTATTAATGGTATTCTAGCTCAAAAACAAGGGTCTAGTTTTAATTCTCATAGATGCGGTAAAACAACTCACCCTACGTCTTCTAGAACAACTTCTTCTGGATCAAGTACAGTGTATATAGAAGGTGCAAGGGCTGTTAGGATAGGCGATTCTATATCTTGTGGAGATTCAGTTGCTCAAGGTTCACCTAACGTACAGATTGGTGGATAAATAATAAAATGGCAACTATAAACCGTAATACTAGACAGTTTACAGATTTTAATCTTTTATTTACTGCTCACCCATCTACTAAAGATGTAACTTTAAAAACAGATGAGGATGCGGTAAAGGCATCCATTCGTAATTTAATTTCAACTAATAATTTTGAAAAACCATTTCACCCAGAAATTGGTTGTCAAATTTATGGATTATTGTTTGAAAATTTAAACCCGCTTACAGTTCAAATTATGAAACAAACTGTGATAGATGTTATTGATAAATTTGAGCCTAGAGCTGTTATATTAGATGTCTTAATTAATGATAATGTAGATAAAAATTCAATAGACGTAGATGTTATTTTTAGACTGGTTAATAGTGAAAAACCAGTATCTATTAAAACAGCAATCACAAGAGCAAGGTAATGGCAAATTTAAGAATAGCTGAATTAGATTTTGATGCTATCAAAACTAATCTTAAAGAATATTTACAATCTCAAGATCAATTTACTGATTATGATTTTGAAGGATCGAGTTTATCTATTCTTTTAGATATCCTTGCTTATAACACTCATTACAACGCCTACTTAGCTAATATGGTAGTTAATGAGATGTTTTTAGATTCCGCTGTAAAAAGGTCTTCGGCTGTAAGCATAGCTAAGCATTTAGGTTATACTCCAACATCGGTGAGAGGTTCTACAGCCGTAGTTGACGTCACTGTAACCAGTCCTACCGGTAGTCCTACTTCTTTAACGTTAGATAGGTATACATCCTTTTCTACTACTATTGATGGTACTGCGTACAACTTCCTTACTTTAGACCCTGTTACAACTACACCAGTAGATGATGTCTATACTTTTAATAATGTTACTGTAAAAGAAGGAACTTTATTACAATACTCATATACAGTAGTAACACCCGGCCCTGATGAAAAATATGAGATACCTAACTCCGATGTAGATATCTCAACCTTGTATGTAACCGTTCAGGCATCCACATCTGACACTACTACTACGGTGTATACTCGTACTACTGATATTACTGGGTTATCAAATACATCTGCGGTGTATTATATCGAAGAAAACGCAGCTGGTAACTATCAGATATATTTTGGAGATGGTGTACTAGGTCAAAAATTATCTGCAGGTAATATTGTAAAAATACAATACTTAGTCAGTGCAGGTGCTATAACTAATGTTTCTAATTTAATAGATCAAACCTTTGGCTTTAGCGGTTCTATCGGCGGGTCAAGTAATGTAGCTATTACTGTAGCTAGTAACTCTACTGGTGGTGCAGATAGAGAATCTATTACATCAATTAAATTTAATGCATTAGGAAGCTATCAATCTAGAAATAGAGCGGTTACCAAAACTGATTATTCTAATTTAATTAAATCAGAATATCCTAGTGTAGAAGCAGTTTCAGTTTGGGGCGGGGAAGAAAACATTCCTCCTAATTATGGTAAGGTTTATATTTCATTAAAACCTTTTGAAGGCTTTACAGTTAACGCTGCTACTAAAGAAGCAATAAAGACAGAGCTTTTAGCTTCTAGATCTATGTTGACCGTTAGTCCTGAATTTGTAGACCCTGATTACATTTATGTAAATTTATTAATTAATATAGAATACAATAAAAACCTAACTACTTTATCTGCATCTGGAATTAGAGATTTAGCTCAGACTGCAGTGACTAATTATTTTAGTACAAATTTACAAAAATTTAATTTACCGTTTTATTATTCTCAGTTATTAAAAAACCTGAGTAATATTAATAGTTCTGTTTTAAACGTACTATCAGAAGTAAGAATACAAAAAAGAATAACTCCTATTTTAAATGTAGGTAATTCTTATGTTAGTGATACGGCTATTAATTTTAACAATAAACTTCATCCAAACGGTTTACAGTCTACAAGATTTTTTATTACTCAAGGCGATTTAACTGTACCGGTGAGAATGGCCGATCAACATTTACCGGTTGATTCCGCGCCTGACTATGACGGAACGGGTGAAATATATCTTTACAATCCAGATAATAATACCAGAATCGAAACTATAGGTACTATTAATTATGGAACAGGTGAAGTAGTAATAAACAGTATTACACCAACCGGTTTTCCTTCTGGTGTGTTCGATATTAGGATAACATGTGAAGCACAAGAATCTAGCTATAATATTACATCAGCTAGAAATCAAATTATAGTATTAGATGATAGTACTGAAAGTTCTAGTACTAATCGTATAGCTGGTTTAACTATTACTGCTACACCTGTGTAATGCCAACTACAAGAATACAAGAACGATTATCAACTCTAGTACCTTCACAGCTACCTGAGTTCATTCGTTCCGATTATACTACATTTGTTTCATTCTTAGAAGCATACTATGAATATCTAGAACAAGATACCTATGCTCATGAATTACTACAAAACTCTAGAAAATATAGTGATGTTGATTTAACTGTTTCTAGCTTTGTAGAATATTTTGTTAAACAGTATATTAATTCTATACCTAGTACTGTTTCTGCAAATAAAAAATTATTAGTAAAGAATATTAAGGATCTTTATAATACTAAAGGTTCTAAAAAATCTTATGATTTATTATTCCGTTTATTGTTTAATAAATCTATTGATATATTTTACCCGTCTACTCAAATACTAAGAGCATCAGATGGTAAATGGAAACAGAAAACATCTTTCTTTATGGAAATTATTTCTGGTGATCCTACAGAATTAATAAACAATACTGCTCTAATAAGAACTTCAACAACGTTATTTCCAATAGTAATTGAAAGTGTGAGATCAGCATCTACCGCTCAAGGATTAGTAGATAACGTTAAAGAGTTATTTTTTACAAACGATAAAAACATACCATTAGAAGCAGGTAACGAGATAGAGTATGGTACGTTTTTAGGTAGAATTGTCAACGTACCTAATAAAATTACAGTAATTAACCCAGGCTCAGGATTTAAAGTAGGAGACATTTTACCTTTAACATCTGGAATAGGTACAGGTGCAAGAGTAAAAGTAACTAGAGTAACTTCGACTGGTGGTATTAGAAACGTACAATTTATAAATTACGGGTACGGTTACGAGACAAATTTTTATAACTTTTTTACATCTCAAGAAGGTGTAGTAACTACCAGCACTTTTGAATTTGATGCACCTGGTGGTGAAATTATTATTAATGAAAGCACTCAGGGTTTTGTAGATTCAGGAACTATTACTAAACCGTCTTATGCTGAAAATTATTTTGCTCAAGATTACGAAGGTGAGGTTTTAAGAACTTTCTATACAAATACTTCTATTAATAGCGGTGATGTTGGAACATTAGGGGGCATTTCAGTATCGGTTGGCGCTGCATCAGATGCTGCATTATACGTTCAGTTAGGCGGGTTAGCTAAGTACCCGGGTTATTATGAATCTATAGACGGATTTTTAAGTGATGAAATATTTTTAGAGAATGAAGATTATTATCAGACGTTTACCTATGTTATTAAAATAGATGAAAGATTAAGTGAATATAGAAAAGCAGTTTTAGACCTTTTACATCCTGCTGGTACAAGACTGCTTGGTGAACTTACTTTAACAAATGATTTTGATTTAGGAGCCGAGTTAACTGCTCAATTAAGATATCTCATTAGTCGCTTCCAAGAAGTTTTTGAAGTTACCGATGCTACACCAACTAAAAATGTTGGTAAGGCAATTACTGATAATATTACTACACCTGAAGATATCGGTAAGCATGTTGGTAAACCTTTACCAGAAGACACGATTGATGTTTTATTAGAAGAAATTGCTAAAACTTTAGGTCTTAATAAAACTGAAGAGATAATTGCTGAAGACTCTATACCTACTAAAGGTATGTCTAAGCAAATAGGTGATGCTGGAGGGGCATACGCATTAGAAGATTACTTTGCAGAAGATTATACAGTACTTACTGAATTTGTAATCATCACTGATCAAATCTTCCTATCTCGAGAGATAAATATTTCTGATAATTTTGCATTTACTGAATCAGGATATGTTTTAAATTCAAACTATGCAACAGATTATACCGGGTCTACTGAAGATTATGCCGGTGATGTAGTATTAATAAGTTAAGGAGAAGAAATGAATACCTACGATGAAGCGCTTTCTGTAAAAGGCGACGTTATATTAATTAAAACAGATGAACTAGGAAATTCAGAAAAGTATGAATATAAAAACCTAGTTGTTTCTGTTGGTAAAACTTTTATTGCCAGTCGCATGGCATCTAACTCTGCTGTTGTAATGAGCCATTTAGCGGTAGGTAATGGTGCAACAGCTGCTGCAGTCAGCGATACAACATTAGGTGTTGAGCTTGGAAGAGTTACCTTATTAGTAAATGGAGGGTCCCCATCATCTAATACTATTAACTATTCTGCTAATGTTCCTGCAGGTACTGCTACTGGCGCGTTAACCGAAGCCGGGGTCTTTAATGACAGCTCTACAGGTACCATGCTTTGCCGTACCGTGTTCCCTGTTGTTAATAAATTAGCAGGGGATTCTATAGCTATTAGCTGGACAGTATCTATTACCTAATATGACTTCAACATCGCTAGTAAAAACGCAATTACATAATAGTATTGCGGATTCAGTTTACAAAGAAATTTCTTCGAGAACTGGACGCTATTATTATTTTCTAGGAAAAGCTATTGAATGGACTGACGAGAATAATCCTCCAGTGCCTATTGATAGTTTTAACTATGAAAAAGATACTAGAAAAAATATTATTATAGTCAAAGAAATTTTGCCTAGCGATGTAGCTTTTGTTATCGATAGAAAAGACTGGAAATCAGGCACGGTCTATGATATGTATGATGACAGTTATAGCACTGAGATAATAGGATTAAACCTTATTGCAGGTGGGTCCAATTACACTAGTAATGCTAACATTACTATTTCCGGTGGCGGTGGGTCTGGTGCTACTGGGAATGTAATTGTTGTAGATGGAGCTATAACAGGAGTAAACTTACTAACTAATGGTTCAGGCTTCACTACTAAGCCTAATGTTATTATTTCTCATGTTAGTGGTACGGGTGGTAATATAGAAGCTGTGATTGGTTACGCTTATTCAGGTGTTTCCACACTGCAAGCAGCCAACTTTTACGTTGTAACCGATCAGTTTAACATTTACAAGTGTTTAGATAATAACAATAACGCACAGTCAACTGTTAAACCAACAGAAACTACCACTGAAGCTTTTAAAACTTCCGATGGTTATAAATGGAAGTTTATGGGTAATGTACCTATCTTCCTAAGAAATAAATTTCTATCCCCTACTTTTGTCCCTGTAACTACTTCAGTAAATTCTAATTTTTATTCCAAGGGTGAAATTAGATCAGTTAATATTTTAGATACTGGTAGTGGGTATACGTATGCAAGAATTGTTGTTCAAGGGGATGGTTATCTAGAGGATGAGCCGTATCTTATAAAAAATGTTAATATTAATTATTCCGGTGTTGGCTACTCTAGCGCAAACGTCGTAATTGATCCTCCAGTAACTGCTTCTGCAACATGGGCTGCTAATACAGCTTACACCGTTGGTAAAATATTATCTCACCAAAAGAATTATTATGAGGTTGTTTTAGCAGGAACCTCAGCTTCTTATGGTCCTTTACATACAGTTGGAACTAAACAAAACGGAAATGTGGGGTTAAAATTTAGAGGTACAGTTGCTACAGCTAATGTTTCTCTTATTAGTAATGGTTTAATTAGCGCTGTAATGTTAGATGGTGCTGGTATTAGAGATATTGTTATTACTAAAGGCGGGTCGGGTTATATAGATGCCCCTACTATTACCTTAACCGGGGGCGGTGGTGTAAACGCTGCAGGTTATGTAAATTTAGTGGATAATACAGTAAGAAGAATTATTATTACTGATAGTGGTACCAATTATTCTACTGCACCTAATGTAGTAATTGGCGACGAATGGACCGCCAATACTTTCTTTGATATTAATGATCAAGTTTTTTATTTAACTAATTTATATACAATTACTTCAAACGGTTATAGTAATACCACTGCCCCTACTCATACCACGGGCTCACGTACTTTAGGTAATGCTATATTTACTTACGCTGGTGCAAAAGCAACTGCATACGCTAGGTTAAAATATGGTGCAGGTTATACCGCTGCTCCTCTTGCAAACATTGTAGGGGACAATGGTGGTAATCAGGCGGGTAATGCAAATATTTCCGTTGAAGTTGAAAAAACTGAAGCTATTTTAATTCCCTATATTGATCAGGGTGGAAGAATAACTAGAGTTAATATTGAAAACGGTGGCACGGGGTATACATACGGAACGTTAACTGTAGTTGGAGATGGCGCTAACGCTTCTCTACAATTAAATCTTTCTCAAGGTGACTTAGAGTCTCTACAATCATTAAGTGAACTTCAAGCCGTACCCGGTGCAATTCATACTGTACAAGTCGTATCTAGAGGTTATAATTACTCTAATGCTAATGTATCTATTTCGGGTGATGGTACCGGCGCTACAGCAAACGCAACGATAGTGTCAGGTAGAATTACTAAAATAAATATGATTAATGAGGGGTCAGGTTATACTTACGCAACTGTAACTATAACCGGGTCTGGTAAAGGTGCTAGTGCAAGAGCTATTCTACCCCCTTATAATGGACATGGTAAAGATACTATAAATGAATTATATGCTAGAAACTTAGGTTTTTATTCTACTATTAATCAAGAAGAAAATCAAGGTTTTATAGTTACTAATGATTACCGTCAGTTTGGTATCATAAAAGATATTAGAAATCTTAATAATTCAAAATACTTTAATGGTGGTACAGGTTCTGCTTGCTATTTAATTTCAGGGTCTGTTAACCCCAATATTTTTGCTGAAGATACTATAGTAAGAAGAGCGTCTGATAATACAGCTTTTGTAGTTATTTCTTCTTCTAACAATGCTATTTTAGTTAGCTCTTTAGATGAGACAACTCCAATTATTGGAGATACTATATCAGTCTCTACAGGTAATAGTTTTGTAGTCACCGGAGTAACTAATCCTGACGTTGATAAATATTCCGGCGAACTTCTTTACTTAGACAATAGACGAGCATTCACTACAACAGAAGATCAATCAGTTTCTTTAAATACAGTAATTAGATTCTAACAGGTAAAACATGGCACTTGATTTTAATATCGCCCCGTATTATGATGACTACTCTCAGTCAAAAAACTTTTACCGTATCTTATTCAAGCCCGGTCGCGCAGTACAAGCCCGTGAATTAACCCAGCTTCAGACCATTCTGCAAAAGCAGATTGAGTCTATGGGTACTAATATATTTAAAGAAGGTTCGTTGGTTTTTAATGGTAAGTCTTTTGTAACTAAAGGCTTATTTTTTAATTTAGATACAGTTTCAGTTGATGTAAACGTATTTGAAGGCGAAGTAGTTGTAGGTGCTACGTCAGGCGCTCGCGCTTTGGTTAAAAAAGTGGCTGCTGCTACTTCTACTGAACCTGCTAAACTTTATATTGTAAACCCTGATGGTGTATTTCAGAACGGTGAGACAGTAACTATAGTCGATACCACTACGTCTGTTACTATTGATTCAGACGAGACGACGTTCTCCGGCCCTGTCTACTTCTTTAGTATTGAAGAAAGTATTTTTTATACTAAAGGTAATTTTGTTTTCTGTGACCCGCAAACTATTGTTGTACCTGCCACTTTAGCTGTTAACATACCTTTACCGTCAGCTAGAATTGGTTTACAAGTTGTTGAAAGTATTATTAATTCGGATGATGATTCTTCTTTATTAGATCCTGCTATAGGTACTAATAATTATTTTGCACCAGGTGCAGATAGATATCAAATTGAATTAATATTAAAAGGTATAGAATATAACCCGACTGTAGAGAATTCCGATCAGGAAACTATAACTGATTTTATTGATATTTGTAATATTAGGTATGGTGAGACTATTAAGTTAGTCACATCTTCTCAGTATAATGTCTTACAAGATGCTTTAGCTTTAAGAACTTATGATGAATCAGGTGACTATACTGTTAAGCCATTTATAGCGACAATCAAAGATCACGTATTTTTAGATAATACAAAATTCACTTTAGAGCTTACTCCAGGTAAAGCTTATGTTAAAGGTTATGCATTTGAAACTACCGCACCGTTATTTCTAACTATTGACAAAGCAAGAGATACAGAGACAGTAAATAATTTTCCTATTGCTGCTGATTACTCCACTTATGTTAGAGTATCAAATGTTTCAGGATTTATTAACCCTTTAGTATCGCAGCAATTTGATATTCATAATGTAGATATTGCAAACGTTGTTCTTACATCAAACGTTAATTATGCTAATACCATTATCGGTAATGTTAGAGTTAGATATTTTGAAGATATAAACATTGGTGCAACAGATGCTACTAAACAGTACAGATTTTATTTTTACGATTCTCACATTTTTGATTACCAAGCCTCTAATGTAACTGTTACCTTGAATGGTTCAGGTTACAACGTAAATGCGCAAACTAATACTACAGTAACTATTGCTACTTCTGGTCCAGTGCAACCTAAAGTAAATGCTACTGCTACAGCAAATTATACTGGTAATGCTATTCTTGGAATTTCTTTGACAAATATTGGTCGAGGATATACACCAGAAGCTATTAACAATACCACCGTAACTATTGCAACTACAGGTCCAGTTCAACCTACTGTTAACGCTACTGCTACAATTAGCTTTATTGAAAACTCTTTTAGTAATGCAAAATCGTTTGTTAATGTAGAAAGAATTACAGCCTCTCCTAACGTAGTGGCTGCTGCAGATGTTTATGATCCAGCCAATGTCAGAGTTACCTATGGTGAAGATGACACTTTATTATTCCCGGTTCCTCAATCGACTATCGCTACGTTTAAACCAAACAATGTAAGTGATACGTCCTTTACTTCTGTAAAGTTGTTTACAGCATCGTTTACTAATAGTACTGGGGTAAATTCAGCTGCTACTATTACTTTAACCGGAGATGAAACCTTTATCGGCACTGGTAACCTGGATGATGACGATATTAATGTTAGATTCTGGGGCGCGGTAACTGCAGCAGGTACATCCTCACTAGCTAAAAAAGCAAAGCTTAATTTTAATAATACTCATTCTTATGTAAATATTTCCGGTGACGGTAAGACTGCTATCTTACAAGTCGAGCATGACGGTGGTTCGTTCACGGCTAATGTTCTAGGTCAAGTATTTACGTCATCTGCTGCTGGTAAGCAAAAAGTTTTAACTACAGGTAATGTTACTGTAGCTTACGGGTCTGATACAGGTAATATTAGCCTAGGTGTATCAGATGTTTATGATATCGTTTATGTTTTAGATTATGTCGGTTTAAATGATACAGATGGTATTACAGGCAATTCATACATAGGTAGATATTCGTTTGATAACGGTCAAAGAGATGATTTTTATGATCATGGTAAATTAACCTTATTATCTAATGTAAGTGCTCCAGTTTTAAATTCTACTGATAACGCTAATTTAACAGTTCAATTTAGATATTTTGCTCATACAGGAACTGGCTTCTTTAGTGCAGATTCTTATACCGGCTCTGGTATAACTTACGAGCAGATTCCATCTTACACATCCTCTAAGGGTGTTACCTATCAATTGTCTGATGTATTAGATTTCAGACCAGTACGTGCGGCAAGTGCTAACACAGTCAACTTTACAAACGTTGTTGAACCTGGCTCAGTTATTTCTGCTGATTATTCGTACTATCTAGGTAGAATAGATAAAGTAGCAATTACTAAAGAACAAAAAATTCAAGTATTTAAAGGTATTCCTAGTCTTTCGCCAGACGTTCCTAAAGATAATCCTTTAGCCATGTCTATCTACACGGTAGACATTCCAGCATATACTAAAAAAGTTACGGATGTTAAGTTAGGGTATATCGACAATAGAAGATATACTATGAAAGATATTGGTAAGATAGAGCGTCGAGTTTCTAGGTTAGAATATTATACTGCATTAAGCTTTTTAGAGAAAATTGCTTCTGATCAAAGAATTCCTTCTAGTGTCCCAGGAGTAGACAGATTTAAAAACGGTATTTTAGTTGACCCGTTTGCCGGGCATGGTGTTGGTGATGTAACTAATAAAGATTATATCTGCTCTATTGATTCCGATTTAAGATATTTAAGACCAGCTTTCGTTTCTGATTCTTATAATTATGTTGTGCAGGTTGGTGAATCATCTAACTATAATCAAACCGGTGATTTAATTACACCACCTTATACCGAAGCTGAATATATTTCTCAGGTGCAATCATCTAGAAATACATTCTTAACTCCACATGAGGTGTTTACTTATATAGGTGAAATGCAGCTTAATCCTGCTACGGATATATGGCACGATAGAGAAACATTACCTGCAGTTACCGTTAATGTAAACGGTGAGAATGATGCATTTACTCAAATCGTCCCTACCAGTCAAGGCTTAAGCCCCTGGGTAACTAAGTGGAATGATTGGAAGAGTATTGGTCGTTACTTGACTGATGTAGATGTTTCGGTTAGCGTATCAACATCTACAAGTACTAGACTGTCTATAGATGCAGCTGGTAATTTATCTGCTCAAAATTCTACTCAATCTAGCGCTACTACTACAGTAAATAAAACCTACGGTGAGTCGTTTGTTAAAACAGGTTTACAATTTAGTGCTGCACAAAAGGTCATTACCACCAACTTCGGTGAAACATTAAAAGATGCAAGTTTAGTACCTTATATTAGATCTAGACCAATTACCTTTGTTGCTAAGAACTTAAGACCTAATACCACTCTTTATGCAACGTTTAATGATACTGATGTTACAGAATATGTATTTCCGGCTATTGAGCTTAAATTTAGTTCTGACTTACCTACAGATGTAAAATTAACTAGAGTTTATTCTGGAAGTAGTACAGCTAATGTCGTTCTGCACGGTAAAGATAGATGCTATGTTATACCTGATGTAACCCAAGCTCCATTAACTACTGGTAATGTTAGTATTGCTGTTGATGGGAGTACACCCATTACCAGAACTATTTCTACAATTAACGTTCCAACACAGCTTGCAACTAATCAGTATGGTGAAGCAGCAGGGGTATTTGTAATACCAAATAACGATGAATTAAAATTCTATATTGGAGAAAGACCGTTTAAGCTAGTAGATAGTTTAGATAAAACATTTGTTACTACAGCTGCACAAACTAACTATCTTGCCCACGGGTTATCAACAACTGCTCAAGACACTATTCTAGCTACTAGAATGAATTTGGTGTCTATAGACCCGTTAGTGGATACAAAGCAGACAAGCGGTGGATCAACTACCTCAACAAAAACTACTACTAATACTACCGTTGGGGAAATTTCAACAGTATCTCTTCCTTCTGCTCAGCCTGGTGCTGGTAGCTTTGGTACTCAAGATTTCTTCTGTGGTCAAAATAAAAAGAGCTCTGGCAAACAAGGTACATATACATTCAGAATTAATTTAGGTGAAGGTAGTCTTGGTGAAGCAAACGTTACAGTAAGTAGCTTTACTGTCCCAGATAGATTTACTTTAACATATGCTGGTAGTCAGCAGACTACTGGATTTATGACAAATACTACAGATGCAGCTACTGTAGAAGATTATAACACTACTTTAAATAAATTAGGCTACCCAGACATTAGTAGAACAGGTACTGCTAGTTATAAATTTACAATCAATAAGCAGACTGCTAATCTTGAATATGCATACTTAAAGATTGATGCTCCTTTTGAAAATACAGGATGGTCGTTTGAAGTAGATTGTCCTACTGGGTCTGCTGATCCTGCAGCAGGTACTGCTAAAGTTACCTTGACTAAGAATTCGCTATTTAATTACATAGCAGATTATAATACCTTCTGGACTCAAAATGCTAAAGCTACTAATCGTCCAAATTTTACTGCTAAAATTAAGACAGGTCATCAATTTACCATTACTAATACATCGGATGCTCCTTCGTGGAAACTAGCTGGCGACGGTCTAATTCGAATTGACGGTATTACTTTAGACACCTCTAAAATAGAAGAAAAGAGGGCTGGTGTTTCAACAACCTTTGGTGTAGACTTAACAGGTACTAGCTATTGGGTTTATGATGGTGTAAGATATATTTCAGGTGATAAAGCTTATAGTAGAGGATACACTAGAAGTGCTGGTGATGAAAACCCATCCTGGGAAAATACCTTAGGTACTCTTCCTATTACTATTCCTCGAGGTGAAAGTAGAACATTTACTGTTTTCGTTGATCATCCTGCTAACAGTTGGGTTGAAGGTACTTTAAAAGTTGTTTTAGATATAAAAAATTCTCTAGGCACAAAAGATGTACCGCATAATGACCCTGAGATTAAGATTACAACTAGAAACCTTAATCAAGATGAAGTTATTGATCCTGTAGCTCAGACTTTCTTCGTTGATGCGGTTAGAAATCCTTCAGGTATTTTTGTATCATCTATTGACTTATGGTTTGCTCAAAAAGATAACGCTGTACCAGTAACGGTTGAAATTCGACCGGTTATTAATGGTATTCCTAGCTCAGTAGAAATAGTTCCGTTTGGAATTACTTCAGTAGACGCTGAAAATATAACTACATCAGTTATCGCTAATGATCCACAACTAGATGAATATACTAGATTTACATTTAGAAGCCCGGTATATTTACCACCCGGTCAATATTCATTTGTTGTAAAAGGTAATTCAAGAAATTATAGAATTTATACTGCTCGTTTGGGTGACTTTATTTACAACAGCACAACTCAAAGAGTTAACTCGCAACCGTATATCGGTTCTATGTTTAAGTCACAAAATGCATCTACATGGACACCTGAGCAGGATGAAGATATTACGTTTAGAATAAACACGGCTGTATTTGATCCTACTAAGACAGCTCAAGTTACTTTAGCTTCTGAAGATCCTGCACAAAATGTTAAGTATGATATTTTCTATACTCAAGGTGAAACATTAGCATTCGCTGATACTGAAGCTCAGTACTTCTATAAAACTACCGGTGCAACTGCAGGAAGCACTCTAGACCCAACGTTCATACCTTACCAGTTAGGTAAAAATATTGCTCTAGGTTCAACTAAAGTTATTAAACGTTTTGAAGGTAATTCTCTTAAATTCTTATTTACCTTAAATACAGCTGATGAAAATGTTGCACCAGCAGTTGATCTAAATCGTTTAGCTAGCGTACTGGTTAAAAATATTATTAATGATCCAGGTGATACTGTACTAGCTGATGAAGAGAGTTATGGTGGTGGTAGTGCTTTAGCAAGATATATTACTAGAAGAGTAACATTAAACCCTGGTTTTGAAGCTCAAGATTTAAAAGTATACGTAAGTGGATATTGTCCTAAAAATACTAGATTTAAAGTATATTGTAAGGTTAATGCCCCTGGAACTACACAGTTTGACTCTCAGAATAAATATCAAGAGATGACTAGAACCTCTGGTGCATTTGATAACGCAAGAGATAAATTCGAAGAGTTTATTTTTGAGAATACTGGGAATACCGTATTATCAGATGGCTCGTATTTTAATACCTTCCAGATAAAGATAGTAATGTTATCCTCTGATCCTGCATATGTCCCTTATTTGCGCGATTTAAGAGTGATTGCTTTAGAAGATTTCTAATGGAAAACGTTAAGACAGCAAAAATTATAGATCACCCGGATTTAATCCGGGACATGGAGTCAAAAGCGGTTCTGGCTAGCAACATAGACAAGTATCAAGAGCATAAACAAAAGAAGCATTTTCTTAAAAATGTAATGAATCAAGGTCAAGAAATAGAAAATTTAAAAAAAGATATTTCTGAGATTAAAGAGATGCTTTTACAGCTCACAAAAGATAAATAAATAATCAAAATTTAAGAGACAAACATGGCAACTTTAGTTCTAAGAACAGTTAAGGGCACACCGCTAACCAACGCGGAAGTCGATGGTAACTTCTCTAATATTAATTCAGAAGTTGGAACAGCATTTAACACTGCTAATACCATTAACTCTAATGTTGGTATTCTATCTAACTTAACTACTTCTGCAAAATCCAATTTAGTTGCAGCCATTAATGAGATTGCAGCTGAGTCTACGTCTAGTGTAGGTATCACCGGTGGATCGATAGCTAACGTTACATTGTCTAATGTAACGGTTACGGGTTTAGGCATATCGGGAATTACAACTGCTAACGTAACTGAACTTTCTAACCTTTATTTTACTAACGCCAGAGTTTTAGCTAACGTAGAACTTGCTGGATTTTATAACACAGTTTCAAATACTGCTCCAATTGGTGCTTCTGAATCAGGTACTACTTTAAGCATCACTCACTTAAATTCCGGTGTTACAGCTGCCACGTATGGTAATGCTACTAACATTCCAATTATAACTATAGATGCTTCTGGTCATATTACTTCAGCATCTAATGTTGCTTTAACAGCATCAGGAGGAGGTGGGTCTGGTTTATTTAATACTGCTATCTCAGCTGCTGGTAATGTAGCGGTTGATACTACTGCAGCAAACGTATATGCTGCACCTTCTACAGCAGGTAAGAGATACATTATTCATTCGATTCATATTACTAATATTGATGGAACAAATCCAGCTGAAGTTACTGCTCAAATTATTGGCTCTACATATTCCAGTATTTCTTTCGGTAACACAATTCCTGTTCCAGCAGGCACATCGGTGGAACTATTAAAGAAACCAAAAATTTTACAACCCAGTGATTATATTAGCTTAAATGCTAACGTTGATTCTCGAGTACATGCAACAGCTACTATTGAAGAAGTTACTGGCACTAATCATTTTGGTGCTGGTATAGATATTACATCAGCAGGAGTCTATACAAATCTACATACTGCAACTGCAGCGTCCGTTATTGAAAGCGTGTTGTTATCTAATGATGACCCTACTCTGGACGTAAAAGCACGCGTAGTGGTAACTGATAGTATTAATAATATCGTAGGTTACTATGCTTATGATTTAATTGTCCCGGCTGATTCAACAGTGGAACTTTTAGAACAACCTAAGTATTTACCTAACGGATTTAAGGTTAGAGTATATGCTAACCAACCTAATCGTTTAGAAGCTATCATAGCAGGTAAGGTGATTTAATATGCCAGCAACAACCAAAGGTGCGTGGAGACTTCAAGAAGTACGTGATGCTGTTTTAGCAGGTGAATGGGTAACTTATAATATAAATAATGACCCAGGGTCCCTATGGGCATGGGGTTGTGGTAATGAGGGCGTATTAGGAAACAATACAGCTTCAGTTTTTAGTTCCCCTGTTCAAATACCTGGAGATAATTGGGTTAAAATTTCAGCAGGTTGTGCATCTTTAGCGACGAAGCTAGACGGTACATTATGGACTTGGGGTGCTAATGGAAACTATGGTAGATTAGGGGTAAACTTAGGATCAAGCGTATTATGTTACAGCTCTCCAGTTCAGATTCCAGGTAATACCTGGAAGGATATTGATACTTCTACTTTCGTACACGGAGCTACTAAAACAGATGGTACGTTATGGACTTGGGGACTTAATAACAGAGGTCATTTAGGTGATGGAACAGGAATTACTCGTAGCTCTCCAGTACAGGTACCTGGTAATAACTGGTCTATTATATCTTTTAATCAAAGTGCTAGCCATGCGTTAAAAACCGATGGTACACTATGGGGCTGGGGAGGTGAGCGATATTCAGGAGAAGTTGGTGATGGTTTAAATCCCTCTAGAAGTTCTCCAGTTCAAGTTCCAGGTGCATGGATAGATGTATGTGGTACATATCATACAACCTTTGGAAGAAAGTCTGATGGTACTTTATGGGCATGGGGAAACAATGCAAGTGGTAGACTTGGGGATAATACTATAATTCCTAAAAGTTCTCCAATTCAGATTCCAGGTACTCAATGGGCATCATTCTCTGGCAGAATTCATACTGTAGCAATAAAAACCGATGGGACTTTATGGGCTTGGGGTAATAATGGCTACGGTAGATTAGGTGATGGAACTACAATTTGCAGAAGCTCACCAGTACAAGTACCAGGCAGTAATTGGGCATGTGTAAGCGCAGGCACAGGTACTTTAGCACGTAAAACAGACGGTACATTATGGGGAATGGGATACAATAATTTTGGTTTAGTTGGAGATAACACAAATACCGCGAGATCTTCCCCGGTACAAATTCCAGGCTCCAACTGGACTAATATTAGCGCTGGGTCACCGCATTCCCTGGCTAAAAAATCCTATACACCCTTCTTTTACGATGTTTTAGGTACACATTTATGGAGTTGGGGGCTCGCGCAATATGGGCAGCTAGGTGATAATACAACAATACCTAAAAATTCTCCTATACAAATACCAGGTGCTAATTGGACTGGAATTTCTGGTGGGCAAAATCATGGCTTAGCCAGAAAGACTGATGGTACGCTGTGGGCTTGGGGAGCTAATTATAACGGTAGATTAGGGGATAATACAACATCACTTCGAAGTTCACCAGTACAAATTCCGGGTAATTCTTGGTGCCTTGTTGCTACTGGAGCATCACAAACTTTAGGAATAAAAACTGATGGTACCTTATGGTCATGGGGTTATAATGGTACTGGTCGATTAGGGGATAATTCCACAATCGATAGAAGTTCACCAGTACAAATTCCGGGTAATTCTTGGTGTAAGGCTGTTAGCGGAAATCATCAAGGCCTGGCTCTTAAAACCGATGGAACTTTATGGGCATGGGGATGTAATAATAATGGTAGATTAGGTGATAATACAGCAATACATAGAAGTTCACCGGTACAAATTCCTGGTACATCTTGGAATGATATTTCATTTTTTTCATCTTCTACCCATTCTTTAGCCAGAAAGACAGACGGTACATTATGGGGTTGGGGGGATGGCGGTCAAGGGCGATTAGGAGATAACACTATAATACAAAGAAGTTCACCAATACAAATACCGGGTACTAATTGGAATGATATTGCTAGTGGAGCTGCTCATTCTGCAGCAAGAAAGACTGATGGAACCTTGTGGATTTGGGGAAGTAACGGTCAAGGGCGATTAGGTGATAATACCACAATACCTAAAAGCTCTCCTATACAAATACCGGGTACTAATTGGAATGATATTTCTATTAATTACCATTCTTTTGCTAGAAAGACTGACGGTACGTTATGGTCATGGGGAGATAATTCTAATGGCAAATTAGGGGATAGTACATCAATCGCTAGAAGTTCACCAGTACAAATACCGGGTAATTGCTGGACTGATGTAAACGCTACACACAGCTTCTCATTAGCAATTAAATGTTTTACAGGTTAAATAAAACACAGGATTCAAAAGAATGAAATATTTTAAGTTTACTCAGATAGATGCCAATACAGGTATTTCTTGGGCAATTAAACAACCTATCTCTGGTCCATCATGGCCTAGCATTCCGGGATTAAATGTTGCTACAGCTATTCAACTTGCACATAGCCCGATTTACTACATATCTAAAGTTGATGTAGATGCATTAAATGCTCAATTATTAAGTGATTGGCAAGCTAAGGTAGATGCTCAACAACCTACTGAAGAGAATCCTAACCCGGAAAGCATTCCGCAACCAGACCCAATCGTCATAGTTGCTGATCCTGATAATCACTTCTTTGAGTTAACGTTAGAAGAATATGCTAATGAGCTTAAAGAACATGTAATGATTCAACTGAATAATGAAAAAAATACTATCTACCAACAAGAAGCTGATTTTAGAAACAATATTTTTACACCTTACCACGACACAGCTACTATTGCCGGTGTCTACAAATACAATCAGGCTAAAGAACTAGTTGCTGACGAAACAGCTGCAGCACCTGACGTAAGAGCAGAAGCAACAGCCAGAGGTGTAACACCGGTAGTCATGGCTAATAGAATTATCCAAAACCACGAGAGTTTTAGAGCAAAAGAAGCTAAAATAGCCGGTATTCGCGGTAAAATTCAAGATAGAATTAACGCATTTAGTTTTGATATGCAAGATCCAGAAGGCTCTTTATCCGAATTTAAAGCAGAAGAAACGATTGGTACATCTAAAGGTATGGTATTTGAAAATGGTGAGATGGTAGAAAAAGATATAAACGTTAAGGTACATAAGTATTCCCTAAGCCTCTCCACTAGATTTCAATACGAGTAAAATATGACCGGTATAACTTGTAATACTAAAGGTGTTTGGAATATTGATGATACTTACAAAAAGGCGTTGAGCGACTATTGGGTACGTTATAATGTTAATAATGATGGCGCGCAGTTATGGAGTTGGGGAAAAGCTGATGCTGGGGAATTAGGTAATAATTCAACTATTTACCGTACTTCTCCTATTCAGGTACCGGGAAACAGCTGGCTAAAAATTTGTGGTGGTAGATATAATGCATTAGCTCTTAAAACAGATAACTCTTTATGGGCATGGGGACAAAATACGTATGGTCGTTTAGGAGATAATACCACTATTATAAGAAGTTCGCCAGTTCAAATTCCAGGTAATAGTTGGTGTACTATGTCTATGGGGGGGCTTCTTGGTGCTGGAATAAAAAACGACGGTACATTATGGACATGGGGATTTAATGCACAATGTAATTTAGCAGATGGTACAACTATCCCAAGAAGTTCACCAATTCAAATTCCAGGTACTGCATGGACATGTGTATCTACGGGTTGCGTGCATTCTTTAGCTCTTAAATCCGATAATACTTTATGGGGATTTGGATATAATGGTTCTGGAAATTTAGGAAATAATTCAACTATAAATGCTAATTCCCCAGTTCAAATTCCCGGTACTAGCTGGTGTTGTATTGTAACATCACCTAATTCATCGCATGGATTAAAAACCGATGGTACATTATGGGGATGGGGAGCAAATAGTAACTGTAATTTAGGAGATAGTACAACGATACCTAGAAGTTCACCGGTACAAATACCCGGTAATAGTTGGGTGGATGTCGGTACAAGGGTTAATGGAGCCTTAGCAAGAAAATCTGATGGTACATTATGGTCATGGGGGTTTGGTAATTACGGTTTGATAGGGGATAACACCATGATTGGTAAAAATTCTCCTATACAAATACCCGGTACTAGTTGGAATGATGTGACTAGAAGTTTTGGTAATAATGTTCATGCACGTAAAACCGATGGAACTTTATGGGGATGGGGACAAAATTCGTACGGAAGAATAGGAGATGGTACGAGTTCTTATAGAAGTTCACCGGTACAGGTACCAGGAACTAATTGGTTAGATATGACTGGATTACTTCGTACAACGGTTGCTAGAAAATCTTACACTCCCCCTACATTTTACGATGTTTTAGGTACGCATTTATGGAGTTGGGGTTACAATAATTGGGGTCAAATTGGTGATAACACGGTTATTCATAGATGTTCCCCAGTAAATTTAACAGGTGCAAGATGGACGCAAGTATTTGGTAACAACACTTCTTTAGCACTTAAAAATGATAATACACTTTGGGCTTGGGGGCTAAATTTACAAAACAGTAGAGGCTCTGTAGGTGATAATACTATTATTGATAAAAGCTCACCGGTACAAATCCCTGGTACAGCCTGGTGCTTTATAGCAGGCACGCGTTATACTTCTCATGCTTTAAAAACAGACGGAACATTATGGGGTTGGGGAAATAATCAAAGTAGTAGTTATGGTACAATAGGTGATGGTACAGTTTCTTACAGAAGTTCACCAGTTCAAATACCTGGTACAAGTTGGAGTGAAGTAGCAGGTGGTAGATTCTTCGCACTAGGACGTAAAACGAATGGTACGTTATGGGCATGGGGTAATAATTATAGAGGAGCTTTAGGGGATGGTACGGTTATTCAAAGAAATTCTCCAGTACAAGTCCCTGGTACAAGTTGGACCGGTATTGCAGGTATAGATGCTACAGCGTTTGCTCGTAAAAGTGATGGTACTTTATGGAGCTGGGGTAGTGCTGGCAACTATGGCCTTTTAGGTAACGATTCAATGATTCATAGAAGTTCTCCAATGCAAATACCTGGTACTAACTGGAATGATATTTCTAACGGTCATTATGTTGCTTTAGCGCGTAAGAACGATGGTACTTTATGGAGCTGGGGTAGAAACTATCAAGGCCGTTTAGGAAACGGCACAGATACAATTCCTAGAAGTTCCCCAATTCAGATTCCAGGCACCCAATGGTGTGATATGTCCAGCGGAAGAAATGCTAGTTTTGCAATTAAGACGGATGGTACTTTATGGGGCTGGGGTAGAAATTATTTAGGTGGTTTGGCTGATGGTACCTCTATTAATAGATGCTCCCCAACACAAGTACCGGGTAATTGCTGGTTAAGTGTAAGCAGTAATTGGATGACTACTTTAGCAACTAAATGCTTTACAGGATAAATTTAAATAAAATTTTATGAATTTTTATTCTTTATTATGTGTAATACCTGATTTTGTTCCTGATAACATCATTCAGACCCTACTTAAATTAAAGTCAGATGATTATTCACCTGCTCTAGTAGGGTCTAATGATGATCAAAAAGAAACTGATTATAGACGGACTAAATGGTTAAATTTACCACCTGATATTCATCAGTATCTTTCTAATTCTATACCAATAATACATGAAAAAAATTTACAATCTATATTTAAATCTAGCATTAAAAATATAGAACCACCTCAATTTTTAAGATATGATGTAGGTGATCATTACGATAAACACAACGATTCTGAATCGTATGTTAAAAATAAATTAAAAAGAGTAACCAATAGAGATATATCTTTACTTCTTTATCTTAATGATGATTACGAAGGCGGTGAACTAGAATTTACTAAACTACAACTTACTATCCGACCTAAGAAAGGAATGCTTATTGCATTTCCTTCTTATGAAGACTTTGAACACAAAGTACATCCCGTAACAAAAGGAACCAGATACACTATTGTAAGCTGGATTGAAACTGAAAAGAGAATATATGACCGACCATATGAGTCCCCAGCAAATTTACCAAGAACATGGGTTTTATCTAGTTAAGAATTTCATACCTAGAGTATTAGCTAATTACCTTAAAGAAATCTTACACACTTTAAGGGTAACTAATCAGTTAGGTAATGGTGATGCTCAGGTAGAAAACTCATTTACTGTTTATGGTAATCCAGCATTTGATACCTTTGGCTATTTAAGTACTCCATCCTTCTCTCAAATTATAGGTAAACCATTAAGTTTTACCTATACCTATTCTAGAGTTTATTTAAATAACGCAGCTTTATTACCTCACATTGATAGAGCTGAGTGCGAGCATTCAGTTACATTATTCTTAGGGGGTAACTACTCACAACTATGGCCTATATGGATGCAACAAGTAAATAAAGACCCTGAGGCTGTAGTATTAGAAGAAGGTGACTGTGTAGTTTATCAAGGTAATAAACTTAATCATTGGAGAGATCATTTTGAAGGTACAGACTATTACCAATTGTTTATGCATTACGTAGAAGCAGACGGGCAGTATAAAGATAAAATTTTTGATACTAGACCATACTTTGGATTACCAGGTTCAACAAAACGTGATTATGGACATACAAACAATAAATGATCTTGCTAAGAAATACTATGATCAAAAAGACTTTAAACAAGCACTTCAACTTCTAGATAGACCTGATCTTCCTCCAGAACTAATTCCTAATTTAGCTAAATGTTACTATTATACAAGTCAAGCTGATAAAGCTCTTGAGTTAGTTCTACCATTAGAAAAATCTCACGAATCATGGATTGATACCGCTCTTTATTACAATGCTATCGGTGATCATAAAAAAGCATTTGAAATTTATAACACTCTAGATCAAAATGATCCTAAAGTCTTATTTAATTCAGGTTGGCATTATCTTAGAAACAATGAATTTAAAGAAGGGTTTAAACGAATAGTTCATGGTGATCAATGTAGGGCATGGGGTCACGAATACATTCATATTGAACAAGGTGTTCTTAATAAAAAAGATCGCTGGAATAATGAATTTACCGATCACCTTCTGTTAATTTTAGAAGGTGGTATAGGTGATGAGATTATCTTTTTAAGATGGGCTGATTATTTAAAAACAAAATGTAACACTTTAAGTATACTTTGTAACCCGGGTCTTTTACGGTTACTAACAAATTCAGGTTACCATGTCTACCCTCATAATTTTATAGATAAACTTAATTATACTGCGTATTGCCCTGGTATGTCGTTACCGGCTATCTGTGATTTTAACTCTCCTCAAGAACAAGTAGATCTGCCTTATATCAATACTTTCCATGAACCGTTTATTACTAGACAGCTAGATATGGTTAGTAGGGGTCGTAAAAAGATAGGAGTTAAATTTTACGGTAATCAAGAGTTTGAGCATGACCAGTTTCGTACTCCACCAAGACAGGCCCTAGAGTCATTACAGCAACACGGTCAACTTTTCTCATTGCAATTAGAGGAAGAAGACGGTATAATACCTAATTGTAAGCATTTAATAAAAGACTGGCAAGACACGTATTCTATATTTAAAAGTTTAGATTTATTAGTTACTTCTTGTACTTCTACTGCACATTTAGCTGGGGCTATGGGTATTAAAGCTATTGTTCTAGTACCATTAGTTCCGTATTTTGTTTGGGCATCAGACGATATGCCTTGGTATGGTGATAATATTACGGTAATACGGCAAACTAAGTATAATGATTGGACAGAAGCAATTGAACTACTACATAAAAAAGTAGAAGAATTATTATGAAACCTGTAATAGTTACCGGGTATAATAATAATATTGACCCTAAGGTGGTTTACTATCAGCGTATGGTAGTAGATAAACTTAGAGGTCCAGTACCTTTTTTTGCTTATGATTATACTGGGTCTGATATGTTACACGGTGATGTATGTAACAAATTAGTTCATAAGATGTTTTATGAGTATCAAGACGGTTTTGATTGCATTTTATTTTTAGACATTGATTGTATTCCACTATCTGAAAAAGCAATTCACTGGACTTTAGAGCAAGCCTATTCTGGGCAACTAGTAGGTAATGCACAACGATCTAATCATTATGAAAACGATCAGCATGTATTTGCAGCTGTTTCATATGCAGCATTTACAAGAGATACTTTCGAGAAAGCTGGATCTCCTACTATGTGCTTTTCGAAAAAATATGATTGCTCAGAATTATTAACTGTTAATTGCGAGAGAAATAATATACCCGTGCAACTTCTTATGCCTTCAAAAAGTGATTCGCCTAATGAAGAAGGTGGGTATTGGAATTTAGCTGATGGTATGCCTAAGTATGGAATAGGAACCACATTCTCTAATGGTGATATGGATATAAGTTATCATTTATTCTGCAGTCGGTTTCACAAGTATAATCGTTTATTTTTTAATCGTTGTCATAGCATTATTGTAAATTAATGTATACTGATTATGTAGTATTTAATCCTAAAGTAGAAGAAGTAGCTACTGATATTCTTTTAGTTGAATTTTGGAAGCCAGAATTTTGTCAAGCTATTATTGAGGCTGCTGACAAAATTGATCAGTATGAGTCTAAACCAACTGACCCAGTTCCAGGACAAGAGTTAAGAATAGATGCAATTTCCAGAGACTTATATATTTCATTTTGTAAGCACTGGAAGCAAGTCATTCAACCGATACTTAACGAATTTTACATGCTTCCGGCCGAGCAATGGTTTAGTGGATGGAAAGTACCTTTCATTATAAAATACGAAATGAATAAGCAACGATATCTTAGACCTCATATGGATGGGTCTATGGTAACAGGTACGGTTAGACTAAATGATAAGTACACCGGTGGTGAATTAGTTTTTCCTAGACAGAAATATAAAAATACAAATGTGCCAGTTGGGTCTATGTTAATCTGGCCGAGCTCCATCCAACATATTCACTATTCAGATGAACTTAAATCCGGTACTAAGTATTCGTTAGTAGCCTGGACTAAGAATGATAAGCGTGAATCTGGAATTAACTTCGACGAAGTATGAAAACAGCTGCGTATACTCTTTGCTATAACGAAATAAAAAAGCTAGATCAATGGCTTTTTTATACAAAAGATTTTGATTATAGAGTAATATTAGATACAGGTTCTACAGATGGTACTTATGAAT